TGAGGGATTGTGATGAGGAAGACTGACTACACGCCTGAGCAGTTGTGCGGTGACGCCGCCAATGGGGCGATTGGGGAGCGGGAAGCGTTTGAGTCGTGGGCTAAAGGCCGGTATTCAACCCGCCATATCGGCACGTATATGGATCGCACAGCGGACGCTTACGAGTACACAAAGTTGGCCACTGCAGCGCTGGACGGATGGAAAGCCCGCGCCTCACTCGTGCGATCCACCGAAACACAAGACGACGAAGCAAAGTTCCAAGCCCTTCTCACCGAAGCCCGCCAGTACAAGTTCCGCGATTCGACATATGACGCGCTCGACGTTCTGGACGCCGCGCTCTTCAGCGGTGACGAGTTCCTGACGCCTCTCGCGCGGACGGCGCTGCGCTATTACATGGCGCGCTTCGAGCGGAAGTTGAAGGAGTTTGATGAAACCGATCTGGGTGAAGAGTCATGAGAAAGACTGACTATACGCTGACCAAGTTCTGCGTTGACTGTTCAAACTTCCGTGACAGCAGTCCTGCTGGCGTTGGCATGTGCGTCAGAGGCACGAAGCGCGTTGAGTTCGTTGATCCTGTACGCGGTAAGTCCGTAGGCTATGAACATAGCTTCGTAGGCGTCGCGCTGGATGAGCGGACGACCGGTGGCTGCGGCATGGACGGGAAGCTGTTTTCGTCGCGCCCTTCGACCGTGATCGAGTCGCGTTCAATAGGGATGTCGATCATTCGCCTGCTGCGAAAGTGGAGAGGGAAATGAACGAATGGCAACCCGGCGCACGCGCGGCGATCATCGTCACCGAATGGCCGCGCAACATGTTCAGAGTCGTTGAGCTTCATAGTCCTCTGGCTGTCCACATGGGCAACGGATGGATTGTGACCGATCCGCTTGGCGGGACATTCGACGGCTATCAGGTCTACTCGCACGACAACACCAAGACCAACGGCCAGATGATCGTGCGCCCGGTGCTGGGCATAGCTCAATGGAAGCTTCGCCTGGTGAACGGCGATGACCGCGTCAGAGAGTTCCTTGGTTCGCTGTACTTAGAGATGGAGATTTGAGATGCCTGACGCAACAGCGGACGCCTTAAAGTTCAAGCTCGACTCGACTGAGATGCTGGCGAGCATCAAGCGCAAAGAGCCACGGCTGACCGAAGAAGAGGCACGCGCCCTTCTCACGATGGTCTACTGGCAAACGACACAGGAGTTTGCCAAGCAGGTGGCGATGCTGGAGCGTGAGAAGGAAGCTTTGCTGCTCTCCGTCCAGGCTAAGGATTTGATCTTGGGCAATAGCATTAGCCGTCCGAAAGATCATGAGATTCGAGACATCGTCAATTGCCTAACGGTCACTGCGCGAGAGTATAGTGCTACTCAGCAACTGCGCGACCGTATTGCGCAGATCATCGTGCCGGTTTTGAAAGGGAGTTCGTCGTGAAAGTGTTTACCTGCAAAGGCTTCAGAGGCCACAACCCGGTGGGCACCGCTGCTGTGGTCGTCGCTCAGAGTGCAGAGGAAGCCGCGCTGCTGCTCACCGGCCACCTGCATGCCATCGGATTGCCTCAGACCATCGAAGCATCGCGCATGGAAGAAGTCAAGACAGACTCGTTGCACGTCCGCGTGCTTTGTGACGGAGATTATTGATGAAGATCACACTCGAAATAGACATGGAAGACGGCGTGCCGGCAGAGGCAATCTCTGGGCGCTTCTCGAATGTCGCGAGCTACGTCGCTGGATACATCAGCACGTGTCACGTCAAGGCTGGGCGTATCGAAGTCCACGAGACTGTCTTGTTCGGCTCAGTCTTCCGCGTCGCCACCAACGTCAAGATCACGATTGACCGGAGCGAGCCTGTTCCAGAGCGACAGCCACTCAAGGTCTTTGCGTCGCACGCCTTCACCGGTCGCTGCATGTCGCTTGGTGCATATGGCGTTGTAATCGCGGAGAGCCGTTCGCACGCCGCGCACCTGATGACTCTGCAGATCATAGCAGAAGGCCTGCCAGAGCAAATGCCTTTGTCACACGATGATATGATCGAAGTCGATCTGTCCGTGCCCAAAGCGTACATCGTCAAGGACGAGTGATGACCCACTTCATTCTCATTGCCATCTTCTTCAGCGGCGCTGGAGTCGGTCGCGCCGACAACGCGCGTGTCGATCACATCGAGTTCAACACCAAGCAGGCGTGCGAAGTCGCTGCAGCCGTGGTCAACCAACATATGACGAAGATGCACCGCAACCAGACTGAGTTGGTCTGCGTGCCGACTTCGTAAACAGGAGCTTCTGAGATGGACCAACGAATAGTGTGCGCCGCGAATCGCAAGAGGTTCACCGGCCAAGTCGTTCTGGGCATACGCCACTGGGACGCGTTCATGGACCATATGGACTCCGAAGGTGATCCAGTGGACCAGGGCTTCATCGACAACCGTGGCAATTTCCTCTCGCGCACCGAAGCGTGGAAGGTGGCCTTGGCCGCTGGTCAGATCATCCGTCGCTGCGGTGGCGATGAAACGAATGGCGGTACGCTCTACTCAGAGAACCTGTACTGACATGATGCACCAGCCAGCGAACCTTGAGTCAATCGGCGCGCGAGTTAGGCGTGTCCGACTGGCCAAGGGCATCGGCCTTCGAGAGCTTGCCTTGAAGATTCACACGAGCACAGCCGTCATCTGGGCGCTGGAGACCGGCAAGCGCTCGACCAACATGTTCACGTTGATCGACGTGGCGAAGGCGCTGGGCGTTTCGATTGACTACCTGGCGTATGGTTCGAACTACGGAGTGTTCAATAAATGATCAAGTCAAAGAAAGGCCGGTATAAATACCAGTTCCAATACTCCTTTGACAATCTGTCGTACAAAGTTACAGTCACCGGTAATGATCAGCGACAAGCGCGAATACGTGCCAAAGAAGAGGTTGATAGGCGTTGGCGCAAGTCTGGTCGATCTTCACCGACTGGCTGGGATATGACGGTGTTGCAAACGGACGATCCTGCATGGAGTTCCTAAAAAGAGAAGGCCCAAGAGAACTAGTGTTCCTTGGGCCTTCTTCGTTTGGTATGGGCAACGTTAAGTATTTCCGAAATCAGCCCAACCTCGCCACATTTCCTTGTGTGCAAATAGCACGAACGGATTACTTCTGTGCCGTTAAGAACTCTTCCGACTCCTTGGAGCCAGGTTCGGGGTGACGGCCAGTCAGATTCGGCTTGGCGTTCGGCGTAGGCTGGTTGGTATCCTCATAGAACTCCTTCAGCGACCGGCCTGCGCGCGTCCTGCCAGAGTCGTCAATCACCGTGATGCCGAACAGCACGTTGAGTTCCTTCATCGCGCTGAGCTTCGTGGAGCACTTGGTGAACGGGTTGTTCATCAGGCTTACAAGCTCATAAACGGCCAGCTTCGGACCATACATCTCTTCGAGCTTCACCACGCCGAACTTCTGCGCGAAGACCTTCCGATACACCATGTTGTGTTCGAGCGCTTCGATGCGCGCGTACAGGTGCAGGTCTGCGTAGTCAGTGCCGAAGACGCGGGTGAATGCGCGCTCTGCGTTCCAGCCAATCACGCGATAGTCTGCGTAGTCGCTCACCAGCTTAATGTTTAGCTCAGCGAAGCGTTCGGACCTGAACTGCAACGGCGACATTACGTTGGTCGTCGTGATGTCGCGTGGCGGTTGGCCGTCCTTGTCCTCATCCGCAAAGTCTTTGGCGGACTGGCTGATGTCATCGCCTTCGTTGTCCCATGGGCTTTGGCTCTGCTGCTCCTTGGGGCGCGGGCGATTGTTCGGGTTACGTTGGCGTGGCATGATGCTATCCGGAGAGTGATCTGTTGTTCGCGATTGTACTGGCGTGATGTGTTTGTGTGTGGCTCAGCGCGAACTGTGCGAGAGGTTTGCCGCGCTCTTCGGTTTGGGCCTTGTTGCTTGCGTGTCGCCGCGTGTGCTGTGATGTTCCGGTGCGATGATATTGCCGCGTGCTTGGCTGAGGATGAGAGCGCGGTCTTGGCGCAATGCGACATGCCGCAAGGTGAACTGCCCATCGCCTGCTGGCGTACGCAAATAGCGCTGGCCGCGTGTTCACGTCAAGTGTTGGACACGCAGATTGGCCAAATAAAAAGTCACCGCGAGGGCAATCGACCGCAAACCCAGAGCGGACGCAGGTTAGTGGGATATTACTTTATATATACCAATATATATTAATTAATAGGTATATATATAGGGTAGTAATGGTGCCGGTAGAGTTTCTATCGCCCAAGAATCAACTCACCACATGCGGCGCACCTTTGCGATGAACCAAGATTGGGTAAGTTGCCCAACCGTACACAAAATCGACCCTCTTGACGCGCGGCCAGTTTTATAGTAGGCCAAAGAATCAATGTCCACTAGCCCAGAACGATCACCCTTGCTCCAAGCTTTAAAATGAATAAGCCCGCAAACAGCGGGCCTTGAAGGGCTTTCAAATGACTTCAGAACTGCTCGTGGACGGGCTTGCCTTCTTCTCTGTTGCCTTCCTCGCCGTCATCCTTGTAATCCATTTCGCCAAGCCTCTTGTTGAAGTCTGCAATACTCTCAAACTTCGGGAACAAATAGCCCGTATAGCCGCCAGAGAACACGTGTTCAACCGCGCCCAACGAGTACATCTTGTTCCGCAGATGCTTCCAGTTAGGTCGGACGTGCTTGAGGTTGTCCATAAAGAAGCGCTTGAACTCGCCTGTGCGAACTCCAACGCACTTTTTGTCCTCTCCCTGCTTCTGCCATTCGCACTTCGGCCCTTCCTTCAGCATCGGAACTAGATAGACCTCAAACACATCATCGCCAATCGTTCCGCTGTCGCGTTCCATCTCGGCATTCGAGAAGTCCTTGACCGCCTTAATGACCTCGACCACAAAGTGCTCATAAGCGCCCAGCCCATTCTCGTCAAACCAGTGCGCGGCTTCGGCCATTAGCTGCCAAACCTCATCTTCGAAGGACTCCCAATCACTGTCGCTTACAGCAAAGTCGGAGCGCCAAGCCGGTTTCCCCAGCTTATCAGGAAGCTGGCCGCAGAACATCGGATAGAAGCGCCGGTTGCCGGAGTCGTCCCGCTGCATGCCCTCGTACCTGTTACCGTCCATCACGGTAATCCACTGGCGCATCTGGTTGAACGTGCCTTCGAACTTGTAGTGCATCTGATCGCCAGGACGCGTGATGAAGTCCTTGATCTTGTTCAAGTCGCCGCGCGTGAAGCCGGTCATTTCGCCGACCGAAGCAATAACCGACTGGCCTGTGATGTTGCGCAGGAACTCCAGCTTGTCGCCGTCCAGATTCAGCTGCACCGAGTCTGCATCTTCGTTGCCGGTGATGATCTTGCAGATGGCCTTCGAGAAGCGCGACTTGCCGCAACCTTGCGCGCCGAACAGCGACAGAACGATTGGCGCGAGCGATCCAGGCATCATGACGCGCGAATATAGGGACAGCCAAAAGTACTGTCCAAAGTCGCGGTTCAATTCTGTGTCGCGACAATCGAACATTTCAATCAGCTTCGTCCGCATCCGCTCCTTGCCATCCCACTCTGGAATGCGTGCCTCCACGTGATTGATCAGGTCATTGCGCTCGTTCATCATGGCCCACTCTTTAACAGCCTCACGCGCGCCCTTAGCCGATACGCCCTTCAGACCAGCGGCAGAGAATGCCTCTACCCAGCGCACGACCGGGTACTGGTCATCAATCACGCGCCCTTCGTGGTCCACGATTCGACCGCGAAAGTGATCGCGATGAGGCGTGTTATCGCCGCCGTCACCGAACAGGGCCTGCAGGACCGTCCATTTATTCTCGTCGGTCATCTGTGGCTGCGACACGAACATATCGCCAACGCGCACCTTCTTGACGTCCGGATAGTCGATCATCCCTGCCGTGAAGAGAGCGCGCGCCCGCTTCACGATATCAATTTCCTTCCGTAGCTCCTTAGCCGTTGCTTCAGCCTCTTCGGCCTCAATTACTTTAGCAGCGCGCAGCTGCTCGACTTCCTTTTCTGCGCGCTGCGACTCTTCGCCTTTGCTCGTTGGCCACTTTGCCATTTGTCGTTAGTTCCTGGTGGCGCTAAAATTGACCTTCGTGAAGTAGTTCTCCACCCATGCGGTTGCGGGCTGAGACTTCACTCCGTACTCCTTTACTTCTTCCTTCGTCGGCAGAAGCACGGACGGCTGTACGCGCGACTTCGCCGGTGCCATAATCTCGACTTCGATCAGCGCGCCCGGTGCGCAATACGGCTCCCACCTATCCATCGCTTCCTGGAACGCTAGGCAAAGGTCTTTCGCCTTCACCGTGTCCACGATCCTGCCGTCCTTCTTGACTACGAATTGCTTCAGCTTTGCTTCGTTGTTCTTTGCCATGATCGGTCTCACTCACGCTTCGTAATATTCGTTGAACCACTCGTTGTCGCGGTTGGCTTCTTCCAATTGATCCGCGATGTGCTCGATGACGATATGATCAACGAACACGGACCACGTACGCTTGTTGTCCTTGCGGCAGGTGTCGTGCCCGCACCCAAACACATACTCGTATTCAGCGCCAGGGATTGAGCCACGGAAATACGCCCCATACGGGTCGCCGTTCGTATGCTCGTTTCCCCACGGGCAGGCTATACGATACTTCCCACTCATGTTTTGCGATACTTCACCGCCGCTGCCCTCGCCCATCTTTGCGCGTGAAGTGATCCTTATCGCCATGTCGAGCCAGATCGCATCGAACTTGCGTTCGTAGTTCATCGACTCCAATTCAGCCGGGTCTAGTTTCCGCTCGACTGGCACCACGATAGGAAAACCGAACGCAGATGCGATGCGATCCATGCTGTATCGGCGGCTGTAGTCAGCCCGAACCAGTCCGACACTGAAACACCTGCTCTTATTGCTTCCCACGCTGGCAAGGTCAGGATACTTGAACTGGCCATCTTTGCCACGTTTGTTATTGACGCCTGCAGGCATCCGTCCGTACCGGCTAATATCCCGTATGGTGCCGTCGCCGCCCTTGTCCACGAGTACGTGTTCAACGAAGCCCAGCAAGAAAGCCTTGAACCGTTTGCGATCTGGCGTTGGGTTGTCGAGAAAGTACCACAGCTGGTGATTGCCGGGTGATGTCTCCACGATAGCGGTTGGCTCCAGGACGCCGCATACTGTTTCAAGGTCCAATCCGCCTTTGCTTCCCTTTCCGGTTCCAATGTCGTCCACCATGAGAGCAAGTCCGTGCCCAAATGAAGCCTCGCCGCGCCAGTAACGCAGAGCGCCCGTTTTGGGATTTGGAGTCTTGATGGATGAAGAGATACAGACATAGCAATTCTCGTCCATGGGGATTTGACGGCCAGCTTTGTACGGTGTGGGCCACCAGCCAGCGTTGAGTTTCTTTCCGGACGCGTCTGTTTGAACGGTTGCTTCATCAGCATAACCGGCCATTACTCGTTCGTCGTCGGGAAGGCCCTTGCCGAGTTCCGCAAGGAAGAGTTCGCACGCCTCAAGGCGTTGTCGTTGATTCACAGCTGTCTGCCTCGTTACTATATTGTTGCAGGTCGTTATTACCGCTCAACCTGGAAAGCGGGCCGGTCTAAATTTCTTAGATCGGATTATAGGACCGCCTGAGTGGTACAATAATACAACTTTCCAACTATTATTTACCGCGTATTAAATAGGAGAAAGGCGTTCTTTCTGACGCTTAAACTTCCACCGCTCAGCGATATACTCAACTCGCTCGCTCATGTGAACGGGTCCGGACATACAGCCGGTGAACAAGTGAAAGGAAGAAGTATGGGCACAATATCAAGGCGCGTTCTATTAGACGGCTCTGTGCGGTTCCAAGCTAAGGTGCGCAGAAAAGGGCACAAAACCCTCAGCGCGACGTTTCGTGAAGAGTCTATGGCAAAGGCCTGGGCTGACATTCAAGAGGTCCGGTTGGATGGCTTCTCGCTCGATATCAACTTGGACACGCTAAGTAGCATCACGGTTGGAGATATCATAAAGAAGTACGCCGACGAAGTAGCGCCGAAGCACCACGGCTACGAAAGCGAGCGCTTCACTATCCAGCGCTGGCTCAGATTGCCGTTTAGTCGCTCACCGGTCAGCGCCTTCGATCAGTCAGCGTTAGAGATGTATGCGCGCTGGCGCTCTTCTGCTGTCACAAAATCAACGCTCCGAAGAGAATTCAACATACTGTCTGCGGTATTCAGGAACGCGACTTCGATTGGCGTCCGTTGCCATGAACTCAACTTCAGATCATTGACCGCTGATGAACTTATCGGCATCTATGTGCTTTCATTTCCGAACGGCATGAAGTACGTGGGTCAGTCGGTCAGCATATCATCCCGCCTGTACCAGCACGAGTACGCCTTAAGGCGCAACCGCCACTACAACGCGCGCTTGCAGTCTACAGCCAATCAATTCGGAATAGACGCGATGAGTGTCGATGTGTTCCGGTGCAGTCGCGAACAGCTTAACGACGAAGAGCAAAGGATCATAGAACTCGTCGCGCCTGATCGACTTCTCAACCACGTAAACGCTCCATGCACAAGAATAAAGGCCCAATCATGAACGCGCCCGCTGAGCTCAGCTTTAATCCTGAGCAGCAAGAAGGTATTCAACGAATCGTCGCCTGGTTTAAGGGCTGGCAAGACCGTAAGCACCGCAAACAGATTTTCGCGCTCGCGGGCCGCGCCGGTACGGGCAAGACCTCGTTGGCGCAGGCGGCTGCGACCAGCTGCACGAGCGAGTACCGAGTGGTGTTCATCGCGCCGACCGGAAAGGCTGCGAGCCGGTTGCGCCAGAAGGGCTGCAAGGGCGCAAAGACCCTGCACCAGTTCGTCTATAACGTGCGCGGCGAGGACGAAGACGGCGACCCGATATTTGTGGAGAAGGGCTTCAATAAGGAAACGCCGCTGCTTATCGTGCTGGATGAAGGCTCGATGGTGGGCGAGTACGATATGAAGGCGCTGCTGCGGTTCAATATTCCGGTGCTGGTACTCTGCGACTTGGGCCAGCTGCAACCGGTTAAGGCACCGCCCTCGCTGACGCCTGAACACATCGACTTCGAACTGACCCAGATCATGCGTCAGGCCGCTGAATCGAACATCATACGCGCTGCCGGATTCGTTCGCGACGGTAAGCGGTTGCCGTTGCGCGAGTATCCGGATGTAAGAGTGCGGGCCGGAAATCCGCCGCTGGACGAGTTGATCGCGCACTCCGGCATTGATTCGCAAATTCTGTGTTCGTACAACAACACCAGGGTGGCCGTGAACCGGAAGATTCGGGAAGCTCTGGGATTCACCGGCGACACACCGAATGTGGGCGAGAAGGTCATGTGCTGGTTCAATCAGCACGCCCATAACTTCATGAACGGTGAGCAGGGCATTGTGCTGGGATTCGATACGCTGCGCGACGACGAACTCAACGAAGAC